GGGAGCCGTGGACCTTCCAGGTCGGCCCAGAGGTTGAGACCGTAGAAGCGCTGGAGGTCCGCTTCGACTGCCTCCTCGTGGGTCTCTAGGAAGGCGAGGAGGCTCCGTCTTCCCCCGAGTCGGCGCCCTGGGCCGCGTCGATCGCCTTCGTCGTCTCCTGGATGATCGTGAGGAGCAGCATGGCGGATCCGCCGAGCGCGACGAAGTCGTCGTAGTCGTCCATCATCATCCGGGCCTGGGCGACCGGGTCCTCTCCCTCCAGCCGGAAGAAATCCTTGATCTGGTCGTCGCCGAGCAGATCCGGAGGGAGGACGTAGAAGGTGCGCTCGCCGTCGCCGTCGGGCATGACGACCGGGATCGCTCCCTCCTCCTTCCGCTTCGCTTTGAAGTCCTGGAAGTTGACGGGTGGGATCTTGTATCGCTTCGACATGAGCGGGGTTCCTGTTCTCTCGTTGGGGTGAGCGGGGTGGCTGTTCGTGCTCCTCTGCTGCCGGAGCAGCGGAGGAGACGCCGGCGGCCGGCACCCCGCTCAGGGACCGACCGCCGGCGATCTGGTGGAGCTCAGGCGAGCGGGAGCCCGGCGAGGTCCGAGTAGTACTTGATCGTGTGCACCCCGTTCGAGGCGGGGTACGCGGTGACCGTGAGCTCGAAGCCGATCGGCTCGTCGTTCTTGTAGACGATCTCCCCGCGCTCCGTCACCTCGCCCTGCGGGATGACCATCCGGACGATCTTCGAGCCGTCGATGATGTCGAAGCCGAAGGCGCGCCGGTCCACCGTCGGGGAGACGATCGACTGGGACGCCGGGCCGTGGCCGGAGGCGTGGACGCCGACGACCGGGCTGCCCTTGTGGTACAGCTCGAGCGCGGCCTTGGTGGTCTCGATCAGCGTCAGCTGGTACTGCGCCGAGGAGCCGGTGATGAGCCGGCGGACGATGTCCCCGCGCTGCCAGGCGGGGATCTCCGCGGTGTCGTCTTCGTGCGACTCGGTGATGCCGTCCTCGGAGACGTAGCCGAGGTCCACCCAGGCGACTGAGGCGGCGGTCCAGGTGGTGGTGGCGAGGGTGGGTGCGGTCGTCCCGACGGGAGCCACGAGAGCGGATCCGGTGAGGGCGACAAGGACGTTGTCAGCAACAGTGGGCATAGGTTCCGCTCCTCAGCGGTCGGTCCCGCGATCGCGGGAGGTTGGTCAGGAGAGCGGGGTTGGGTGGGCCCGGGGTGGGCCCTGTCGGTGCTGCTCCGGCGGAGCAGCGCGAGCTCAGCCGGCGGTGCCGGCGTTCTCCGCTTCCACGGAGTCGAGGGCGGCGGCGCTGGCGGCCGCTGCCTCCTGGGCAGCGTCGTCAGCGTCGAGGGCGGCGATCAGGTCGGCCTTGGATCCGCCCTTGGAGATCCGGGTGGCGTCCTCGCGGCCGGCGTTGCGCCGGTCGATCGTGGCCTTGAGCTCCGCCACGGTGGGCTCCGGGTCCTCCTGGGCGTCGGCCCGGGCGGCGTCCTCGTAGCTCATCGGAGCAGCCTTCAGGACGATCGTGTCGGCGAATCCGACGGGCTCCGGCCTGGGATCTCCCGCACGGCGGGCCCAGCCGTCTGCGACGAGCTGGATCGCCCGGTCGTTGGACACGTCGAGGAGGGTGTCCGGGGCGTGCCCTTCCCAGGGCTGGGCGAGTTCGATGGAGGTCGGCATGGCGGGGTTCCTTTCAGGCCACCGGCCGGCGGATCCGGACGGAGAGTTGGACGGAGAACACGAAGCGCGGCCGGCCGCTGAGCGGATCCGGGAGCTCGACCGGCGGGCCGAAGTCCTCGACGTTGTAGACCTGCACGCCACTGAGGGCGGCGCCCTTAGCGGAGAGGATCGCGGCGCGGGCGTTCTGCGCGAGATCATGGGCGGCCGCGACGGTGGCGCCCCATGCCTCGAAGTTGACCTGGACGACGTCGACCACCGGGAGGGCGGAGGACCGTCCTTCACCGCCGGCGAGCCGGCAGGTGACGAACGCTGCCGGCCGCGGGTCCGGGACGGAGCGGTGGACCGGGACGGCGCTCTGGTTCGGGATCGTGGGGAGGACCGACTTGACGTGCGCGGTGCAGAGGGCGACGACGTCAGGCGCGACGAGGAGCTCACCCACGGCCGGCGCCGATCGCGTTGGTCAGGGCGCGGTGTTCTGCCTCTGCTCGCCGCGCCTCTTGGGTCGCGGTGGTGACGCTGGCGCGGGCCCGGGTGCGGCCGAGGCGGGAGTCGACGGCCATGCCGGGTCCGGCAGCGGAGGCGATCCGGTTGGCGCGGCTCGTGAGGTCTCGGGCGACGCCGGGCTCCTTGAGCAGCTTCGCGATGGCGCCGCGGTTGATCTTGATCTTCGTGGGAGCAGCCATCAGCCGGTCACCTCCTGGAGCGGGACGACGACGCCCTTCGTCTGGCCGTCGAACGGGGACGTCCAGACGGCGGGCTTGCCGGTGATCGTGTAGGTGTCCCCGCGGACGATGATCCGGTCCGTCTTGGCGATGTCTGCTCCGGGCGGGGCGTAGAGCGTGGGCGTCGTCTCGAACGCGTTGCGACCCTCCGGCGTCCAGGTGCTGCCGCCCGGGTCGAACGCGCAGTGGTGGACCTCGTGCGTCGGCTCCGTCCCGTAGGTCAGGCCGGCGTCGCCGTAGCGATCGTCTCCGGTCGTCGGGCGGATCACCCCGACCGTCTCCCCCTGGACGTTCACTCGGAGCCCCAGAGCGGAAATCCGCCGGTGAGGTCCGCGCCGCATGAGCAGTAGAGCGCCCCGAAGTTCAGCGAGCAGGAAGCCGAATGGGCCGCACTGGTGGCGACAGTGTCGACGGAGAACGCCTTGCCCCCGCCACCCTCAGAGCAGAGCGCCTTGAGGTCGTCCAGCTCCGACGGCAGGAACATGCCCTTGCGGGCGGCCCGGGTGTCGGTTGCTGCACCGAACGGGCCGGTGGTCACCTGGGAGTAGGCGCCGGAGCCGGCGTCGTTCCACCGCAGGATCGCCCCGCGGATGATCGCCTTGGCCGCGGCGTCGTAGGTGAAGTCCTCGGAGGTGATGCACGGGGCCGTGAGTGCGGCCAGTGCCAGGGCGTCGGCGATCATCGCGTCGGCCTTCTCTGTCTCGATGGTGGCGAAGGGGGCCAGGTCGGCCGGCGTGATCGTTACGGCAGGCATTCCCGGCCCCCTTCTGCTACTTGCCCGAGGTCGCGGCAGAACCGCGCTTCGAGCCGGTGGGCTTGGCCGGAGCGGGGGCAGCCTTGACGGCCTCCCACTCCGAGCCGAGCACCTTGTCGTCACGGACGCTCACGAGAGCGCCCGTCCTGGTGTTGCGGTACTTCGCCACGATCAGGCCAGGTCGTGGATCTTGGCCACGGCGTTGAGGTCGGCGATGCCCCAGCCGTAGACGACCTCCGCACGGAAGGCCACCTGGTTGTTGCGCTGGAGGTCGCCGGAGCCGTCCGGGTCGCCGTACTCGATGACCTTGAGCCCGATCGACTTCTGGACACCCCACCGGATCGTGTCGAAGTTGCCGACGAACGCCAGCACCTTCGTGTCGACGGCGAGCACGCTGGTGGCGCTCACGGTGTTCGACACCGATGCACGGTGACCGTCGAGCTCGCTGACCTCGGTTCCCACGACGAAGTTCGGGTAGAGCTTCTGCTCGGAGTTGGTGCCGCGCAGCGACGAGAACTTCGAGGCGTAGGCCGGCGACAACGCGATGTCACGGGGCGCATAGCCGTCGTCCATGACGAGGGCGTCGGCGGCGTCGAGGCTGACGTAGGGCTTGTTGGCCGCGACGTACTCCACCAGGTTCGTGGTGTCGGTCAGGCCGCCGTTCATCGCAGCGACCACGGCGCCGGTGGCCGGGTTGATCTCGTGGAACACGCCGAAGTCGAGCGCCCGGGACAGCGACGGCTGCACGAGGGCGAGGATCTCGTCGATGACCTCGAGCTGCCGGTCCTCGTTGGCCCACATCACCTCTTCGTTGAACCGGAGGGTCTTGTGGAACTTGAACGGCTTGATGGGCTTGGACGACGGGGTGATCGTCGACGCGCCCTTGGCGCCGCCCTCGGCGACGTACTCGGCCTCGCCGATGTCGAAGGTCCACGACTCACCCTCGCCGAAGGTCATCGGCGTGGGGGTCGAGAGGGTGGCGACGGCGGAGCCGTTCTTGATCTTGCCCAGCCAGGGGTCGATCTTCTGCTTGGGGATGGTGAGTGAGCCGGTTGCGAATGCAGCCATGGGAGGTTCTCCTTGGTTCAGGTGCGGTTGAACAACGCCCGTGCGAACTCGCGCACGTCGTCGGTCGGTTGGGTGGGGTTGGTCCCCTCACGGGGGACCTGGTTGCCGTTCTTCTTGCGTTCCTCGGCCCGTTCGGTGAGCCGCTCGGCCTGCTTGGTGAGCGTCTCTTCGTCGGTTCCGGTCAGGAACAGGTCCGCGTCCTCGTCGGACACCTGGAACTTGGAGGCGATGCGGAACCGGAGCGCTTCGGCCTTGGCGTTCTCGGCGTCGCGCTGGGCGGCGGCGAGG